GTTAATACTATTCCATTGGCGAATATACCGTATAAAAATATTAATAGTATTGGCAAGCACTGGATTAGAAGATATGCCTTGGCAGTTGCAAAGGGGATTTTGGCACAAGTAAGAGGAAAAGTTGCCGCTCTTCCAATTCCGAATGGTTCGGTTACCTTAAATCACGCTGAATTATCGGCACAATCGAAAGAAGAAAAGTTATCCTTGAAGCAGGAACTTCAGAAGCTCTTGGATGAAATGGTATATTCAGAGGTTGCTCGTAGAGAGGCAGAGGCGGGAGATGCGGCCATGAATGCTCTTAAAAATAGTCCTGGCGGGATTTACGTGGGGTAATCATGAATGGCAAAGAAAAATAAACAGGCTGCACCGCCACCCCCGTTGTTTCTTGGACAGAAGGAACGCAACCTAGTAAAACAAATCAATGATGAGATCATTGAGTATGTGATTGGGCAGAGAATCGCGTATTATCCGGTTAGCCTAGAACACTCTAATTTTCATCCATTGTACGGGGAATCGATAAATAAATCCTTTACGGATCCAGTCCATATAAATGTCCTTGTTGATTTTGATGATAATGAAACGAACACGACAAACTATGGAATTGATAGGAGAACTAGGATTACGGTTCATTTCCATAAGCGGCGATTAACTGAGGACCAAGACCTGTTTGTTAGAGAAGGCGACTTTGTTCTTTACGGAGAGCAGTTTTACGAGATTGTCAAGCTAAGAGAACCGAAAGAGATATATGGTCAAATTGATCACAAAATGGAAGTCTCGGCTGAGTGTGTGAGGGCCAGAAAGGGAACGTTCACTGTCGAGACCCACAGAAGGAATGAAATCTAATGCCAAATTACGATATCGATAATGACATTAATAAGAAGGAGATCTTGCTAGAACCCTCCACCCTAGAAACCATTGATTTTGCGATGTACGAATGGGTAGATGAGGTGCTGGACATCCATACGGAGAACAATGAAGGGTGGCGCAAGGTCCCCGTTAAATTCGTTTCTCCAGAGAGGGCGTTTTTATCGAAGCATGATCAAAACATCCGGGACGACGAGGGTACCCTGATATTTCCGCTAATTTCAATCGAAAGGAAATCGGTTATAAAGGATCTGTCTGAAAGGGCAGGCTATGGAGCCTATCTATTCCCACCGTCAATAAATAGCCCGTATGACGCCAAGAGGGGATCTATTACGATAGCACGCCAGGTACAACACGAAAAGACCGCAGATCGCGCAAATGCGGCCTCTCTGCAAATAACGTCGGGCACACAACCGTATCACCCGGTAGGAAATCAAAAGGTCGTCTACGAGACAGTAACGGTACCGTTTCCAGTTCACTTAACCATAATGTACGCAGTTAACATAAGAACAGAGTATGCACAACAGATGAATGATGCAATCAGCGTATTTGCAACCAAGACAGGCGCACTAGACTCATTCCTCTTGCAAAAGGATGGCCACATCTATGAATCCTTTATTCAAGGTGATTATTCTTTCGTAAATAACATAGATATGATGCAATTGGATGATAGAAAGTATGAGACCCAGGTAATGATCAAGGTAGTGGGATATATAATCGGCGCGGATCGAAATCAAGAAACACCGAAAATTATTGTCAGGGAAGGCCGCCCAGATATACGATTCGTGCAAGAAACTGTACTTAAAGGTGAAATACCATAATAAATGCATTTTGCTGCGCCCTTATACTAATTATAAAGAATATAAATGCTGAAAATGGGAGACCTTTGTAATGGCAGAAAAAAGCTTTAAATTTATTTCACCTGGGGTGTTTGTTAATGAGATTGATCAGTCCCAATTACCTGCGGAAAATCTCGCCCTGGGGCCGATTGTTATTGGCCGCTCCCTAAGAGGACCAGCGATGGTCCCTGTGACTGTTCGCTCCTTTGACGAATTCGTTCAAAAGTTTGGTGAGCCTGTCGCTGGCATTAGTGCTGATGATGTATGGCGCGATGGTAACTTAATGGGTCCAACTTACGGCTCATATGCTATGCAAGCATGGCTTAAAAATGGTGAAACTGCCACATATGTCCGTCTTTTAGGCACTGAACACACTGAGCGCGCCACTGCTGGCCGTGCTGGCTGGCATGCAAATGCGCTGAGCGTTAATGCCACGTCTTCTGCTGTTGGTGGCGCATATGGCCTCTTTGTATGGCCGTCCTCAAGTTGCAGAACCACCACGGGCGTCCCCGCAGCGGGTGATGGCCACCTGCCGATAACTGGCACCTTGGCTGCCGTTTGGTATCTTCCTGCGGGCGGCAAAGTTGTTCTCTCGGGCACGCTGAGAACCTTTGGACCCGGCGCGAATTCCACCTTCGCTAATGCTGCTGCCGGTAAGACATCTGTAACTGGAACAAACGCACTGTTCACATCCGAAGGTGGCTCTGGTCTCGGTAATGAATTTCGAGTGGAAATTTACGACGATTCGGGAGCCCTTAGCAAGGGGACGAGATTTAACTTTAATAAGACTTCTGATTTGTTTATTAGAAAGGTGTTTAATACAAATCCTGCGAAGACTAATACTGATTTGTATTCTGCGGATACCACTGAAACATACTGGTTAGGAGAATCATATGAAGAATGGCTTAGAGAGGATGAGTGGGTAATACCCTCCCTTAGAAGCTCTACGACTTGGCATGGCGCGATTTTTGGAATGGGCAATACGAACGTCAATCACGCAGAGAATAGAAAGGCGTTCCAAAGAGCAGCCACCGGCTGGTTTATTGCTCAGGACATGAGCGATAATAATACTGCGTATCGGGCAGCGAACATGCCCAGGTTGTTCCGCTTGCATGGCAGAAACGGAGGCGAGTACGATCAGGCACGGTATAAGGTGTCAATTAGTGATATTAGCTATTCATCGAACCCCGATGCAGACCCCTATGGCTCGTTCACCGTAAGAGTGAGACGCATGCAAGACTCAGACGTAAACATTCAAGACGTTGAGGTATTCACTAATTGTAATTTGAATCCAAATTCCGATAACTATATTGCCAAGAGAATTGGTGATAGATATGCTGATTGGGATGAGGCGTCAAGAAGAAATATTGAGTATGGGCAGTTTGTAAACCAATCTGATTATATTCGTGTTGAAATGAACGAGTCTCTTGAAGACAATGGCGAGCCGGAGTGGCTACCATTTGGTGCCTTCGGTCCTCAAAGATATCTAAAATGGGGCCTCATTGGAGATGGGCATGGGTATAACCTAGGCGAAGCCGCAGGGGCCGCAGGGGCCTCTAATTTTAAGAGTGTAACAAATACGACAGTTGGCACAAGCGAAACTGCTATTTCTGTCGCAACCACCCCTGGAGGCGTCGCTGGCGGTCGTGGAGGCGGATGGCTCTCGTCCACGGATGTCACATACGTTGTAGACTCACAATCTGATAGTACTCTTGCAGTCGGGACTGTTCCTGTGCAAGGCTTCAATGACATTGCGGCCTTCTTGGGAGAAACCGCTCAGCCCCTTACGGGCGGGTGCCTCTTCACTGGCACGGTTGTATACCCAAGATTGCAATTAAGAAAGAGTACGCTGGACGTCAGCGGGGCGCTGGCCAATTCGACCGACGCCTATTTCGGTGTATATACCGATGATGAAAACGGACTATTCGATAAATCTGTTAAAGACTTGCTTCGTGCATTCCCTGACACACTGGATTCCACTACGACAAATACACAGACTGAGAATTCTTTTATATTCTCACTTGATGATATTGGCCCGTACAGTGGCTCTGCGGAGGGGACGGCCCCGCATGTTGCCGGCTATACAGGTGAGCATGCTAGGTACCAGGAGTTCCTGCGCGTCGAGGGAAGATCATTTACTGCTGGTGCTGTAAATGCTGGCATTGTCACCAATGGGGCGGGGGCAAAGGTCCTCTCTCCAACGAGTGGCTCATCTTATAAAAACGTATTGGATGCTGGCTATGATCAATTCACCACTGTTATGTTTGGTGGTTATGATGGCTTCGACATTACAGAAAAAGAGCCGATCTTAAGAACGCTGAATGGCGGGACTGTTTTTGGTGAATTAAATAGTGCAAATTACTACACTGTTAGAAGAGCCGTTGACGCAATTCGTAAGCCGGAAGATGCCGAGTTCAATTTGGCTTCTGTTCCGGGTCTTAAGAATCCGAGTCTTACACAATATCTCATTGAGATGTGCGAAGAGAGAGGCGATGCGCTTGCCGTCATTGACCTTGAGAATGATTATATTCCCAAGGCAGAGTCTGCACTCGCTGAGGCGGTTCGTAAGCCGGTTGTATCAACCGCTATTACGACTCTTCGAAATAGGTTTATTAATAACAGCTATGGTGCAACGTATTTCCCGTGGGTGCAGATTAGAGACACGATCAGCAATGCCCTGGTTTGGGTACCACCGTCTGTTGTTGCTCTTGGAGCCATGTCCTTTACGGATCTCGTCGAGGCACCCTGGTTTGCGCCTGCTGGCTTTAACCGTGGTGGGCTAACTGCCGGTAACGCTGGTGTGACTGTTGTAAACATTTCGCACAAGCTATCGGCCAAGGAAAGAGACGACCTGTATGCTGACAATATTAATCCGATTGCATCATTCCCGTCTGAAGGCATTGTGATCTTCGGTCAAAAGACGATGCAAACAAAGGCATCGGCCCTTGATAGAATTAATGTAAGAAGAATGCTTGTCTTCGCCAAGAAGGCCATTTCCCAAGTCGCAGCGCAGCTTCTGTTTGAGCCTAATGTGCCTGCAACGTGGTCAAGATTCACCAATAACGTAACTCCGATTCTAAACGATATGAGATCTAGATTCGGCATTGATGATTACAAGCTGGTGTTGGACGAAACCACGACGACGCCGGATTTGATTGACCAGAATACAATTTATGCGAAGCTATTCCTTAAGCCCACCAAGGCGGTTGAATTCTTCCTGATTGACTTCATTATAACGAATTCAGGGGCATCATTTAGCGATTAAAAATATAGCTACTACTAATTAAAAGGAGTATGCATAGCATAGGAGAATTTAAGGATGGCATCAACGTTTTGGACAAGCCCTGATTTACAACCGAAAAGAAAGTATAGATTCTTGATTGAGTTTGGACTTCTAACTGGTAAAGTATTAGATAGTTACTTCTGTAGATCAGTAACGAAGCCCTCCTACTCCATTGGTATCCAAGAGCACGCTCTTCTTGATTACAATTTCCGGTTCCCGGGACGAGTTTCCTGGGATCCGATTAGTGCCACCTTCGTTGACACCGTTCAAGAGAACGCTGCAAATAGATTGTATGAGCTTCTGCTCTCATTCGGATACGTTGATCCATCTGAGACGACTGATAAGCTATCAAAAACTATTTCAAAGAAAGCGGTATCCGAGAATATTGGTAGTGTTATTACTCTTAAAGAACTACATGCGAATGGAACTACTGTTGGTACGTGGGTTCTAAATAATCCTATTATTTCAAGAGCGACCTTCGGTGACCTTAGCTATGCGGACGATACGCTGGTTGATTGCACGGTCGATATCACGTATGACTGGGCGAGATACGAGAGAAGCGTCCTAGGCGTTTAATAACAAGTAGAGGTTTTTAATGAGTGTAGATAGGAATTCTGGACGAATCGGTGTCCATGGTTCTTCTAGCGATTCTCCTGTTGTTGAGGCAATGGAGAATTTGCTTAATTTCCCAAAACCGACTGAATATGTTGATTTGCCGTCGGCGGGAAGCTTTTATCCAGAGGGGCATCCTCTAGAGGGTGCTAATACGGTTGAAATAAACTTTATGACTGGAAAAGAAGAAGATATGTTGACCAATGTCGAATATATCAGAAGAG